TCTTGAGAGGTTCGGTAACTGGTTTAACAAAATTGCTGTAGTTATCTGACCATTGCTCTAAATTGCCCTGTGTCTTGGCGGCATTATTCTCAGCGACCTTGTTCTTGGTTACTTTAGCCGCACCAATTTTAACGAGTTTAGGCGTTTGAAGCAAAGCGCCGGGCACTTCAACTAAGCCCTTTGCCATGCCGACAAGCCCGCCGGCAACATTAGCCCCAACAGAGCCGGCGGAACGGACGGCGATCTCGGCGTTACTCATAATGCCGTCATCTTTTTTGGGCTGCGGTTTTGGCTTTGGCTGGACTGCTTTTTTCAAGACTTCCGGCAAATCCGGTTGGCCGACAAGCGAAATAGTATTATCCGGCCTTTTTACTGGCGCTTGAAGTTTTTGGGGGTCATCTTGGCGCTGCGTAGGTAGCACGATATTACCAGGTCGCGGTGCATTAGATTGCTGGCGTGAATTATTGGGCCGCTGCTGTTGCTGCGGCTTTTTCTTCCTGTCGTCCTCGTCGTCGTCGAAGCCGAGGAACCGTTTTATACCATCAAAAAAACCCATGATACCCCTATACTAGTTGAGTTTCTTTCTTCCTCTTGCTGGTGTTAGCGATCAGACCAGGAGTTGCCTCTCCGGGTTGTGCCGGGGCTGCTTCAACCACGGTGCTTTCCTGGCCAGCCATATAATCAGCAAGAGTAGACGGTGTAAAAGCGGCAGTTTGCCGACTGATGCCAGCGTTCGGCGTGTTTGCCAGGGCAATCTCCCCGAATAGGCCGCCGGCCATGTCAGCATAGCGCTTGGCGCTGCCGCCATCGCCCATTTCGGCATAGTCGTTTGATAGTTTGGTGTAGTATTCTTGCCGCGTCTTAGCGGTATTACCCTGATTGACAGCCTTGGCTGCGTCGCGGCCCCGTGCTGCATCCTCGCGGCGGCGTTTGTCCTCAAGCTCAAAGTCCTGCCATTTCTCAGTCAACATAGAGGCGTTGGTATCCCGGCTGTCTGCTGCGCCGGCCAGATCGTCATTTGCGCCTTTGGCAACCGCACGGTTCGCCAGAACGATGCCGTCGCCATTGAGTGCGCCAATGCTGGCTAGAGAGCCAAAAAGCCCTTGACGGCCCTGTGCTGCGTTGACGAGGCCAGTTTGATAGTTCTTTTGGTAGTTCTGGTTGTTGGTAGTATTACTAGTATCAAAACGGCTACGAGCAGCGGTGGTTTCAGCGTCATATTGACCGACAACATCGCTATACTGCTTGTCGATGGAGGCATTACCGGAATTAAAGGCGCTGTCGAGCGAACCGAGGCCGGCCAAATTCAGGGCGATAGAATTAGAACGGTCAGGTTTTGGTGCGGGAGCGGAGCCGCCACCACCTCCACCGCCACCAACGGGAGCAGTCTGGGCGGCCTGTTGGATAGTGGCTGTATCTTGACCCGGCATAACAGGGTTGGGGTCGTCGATCATAGCAAAGCCACGGTCGCCCCAATATTTACGGGTGTTACCGTCAGCGCGGCCGGCCGCATTAGTCCCTTTATTGCCTTTGACGTAGACGTTACCGTCCTGCCCTATCCAGAAAACCCCTGTGCCTTTTGGAACTACCGCCATCGTTATCCCTTTGATTAACCTATACCGTCATTGTATCACTGACCATAAGCAGATTGAAAGAATTTGTTTTCCAACTCAGCGCGGACATCGGGCCAATTATCCGGGTGAACCCGGTAAACAAAATCATTATGCTCGGAAAGCAATAATAGAGTCTCTAATTGTCCCGGTCGATTTGGCGATTTTTCATCTGCTTTAACTTCCAGAGCAGTATAGCGGCCGCGATATAAAGCGATGATGTCAGGACAGCCGCTCGGAGTCCCCGGTTGTGGTCTAGTTTTAATGACATAAGCACCTTTCGATTTAAGATATTTAATAATCTCAGACTGCAACTTGCGTTCCAATGGCGACCTCCTCTGGTGCGTCACGGTGTCGCCTGGCCCACATTTCAAACGCGCAACGGCTGAGTAGTTTATCGGCGGCGTTAGCCTGTCTGGGGATGGGATTCAATTGCACCTCATTTTGCAATATACGGGCCGCTCGAAGCAGGCGCGTCCCGTCCCAGGCGATGATATCACTGGTATCCAAATTGCTATCAAAGGTTTCCATCGTGGCCCCGCAGTCTCTCGAACAAAGCGGCACGGGCAACCTCCAGCTCACCAAGCTCGTCGATCAAATCCCACTTACGCTCTGTCAACGTATTTAGCTCGTCAATAGCCTGTTCGCGGGTTTGGGTGTCAGTCTCCATTTTGTGCCGCTCCTAAACGGCGATTACGTTGTTCTGCAATAGCCATACGCATGATCTCCAGGTCAGGCTTATCTGGCGGCGGAAATAGCGCATGTTCCTCGTCGTGGAAGTTTCGGCAGATTATTACTTTATTTTCGTCGAGTTCACGAAAGCGTTTTTCGGTTGGCGTTTTGTAGTCTTGACGAGGCCAGAAAAGATGGTGCTTATCTTCGTGGCAGCCTTGCTCAAGAACCGCCCATCGGCAACTGTCTTGATTGGCGCACGGTACGCGTTCCATAATGCTTATACTGTAGCATAAGCGTTATATCAAACCAATATAGCTGAATATAAAAATCCAACCGCCGACGGCAACTGCAAAGGAAATCCAACCGACAACCGATAATACACGACGCCATCCAGGGACCTTAGATACGGCCTCATTCGCCCGGTACGTCATCGACTTTCTCCGCTTTTTGTTTTACTTTTTTGGCCTCCTCCCGTATCCGCCGCGTCAAAAAATCGCGGGCATTATCGAGGTCCGCGAAACTATGAACTTCGGCGCTCTGCGTCTGTGGGTTAGGTATCCGTATTTGTACTTTTTGTTCCATCTGCTTGCTCCTTTTCCGTGGCGTCCAGTCCAAACTCGGTGGTGGTTTGCACCTCACTCGATATGCTGATAACGGCCCGGTCGATTAATTTATATAGTCGGAACTCGATAACTTCGGTCCCGTCACGCTGGATAACGGCGGTTTCCGCCATTTTGTATCCGACGCGATTTTTGGGATTGCCGAGGCTATGTCGCCTCCACAGCTCCAGCTCCGCGAGTTGCCGGGTCTGATACCGTGCATTATGTACTCGCGTAAGCAGTTTGCCAAACATTGTGCTTTTGCTTGCCTCTTTCATAATCTATCAGCAATAATCATCCCAACAATCGCACCGCCACCGCCGGCAATCCATCCGGCCAAATAGCCTTTTCGGTAATCGTTTAATTTGATTTTTAACATTATCTAGCCCAACCTGTTTAGTTCGTGATATTGAACGCCGCACCTATCAACCCCGTGCATACAGGTTGTAAGACGCATAATATATTGGCCGGTATCCGGGATTTTTTCGTCCTCACTGATCGTGCCAATACATTGATAGTGCGGATGACGTGAATTATTAATAATATATTCCATAATTATTCTGCCTTTCCGAGCTTTCTAGCCCAAGTCCTCTCTGCCTCAATTGCTTTAAGCTGGTACACCCCGTCGGCATTTTTAACAGCTCCAGCCGGAGCAATAGCGGCGTAATTGTTAATGAAAATATCCTCCCCCAAAACCTTGATCGTTTCGACGAGTTTGCCGTCGATCTGGTCAAACACCTCTGTTATGGCACTCATATCACGGTTTTGGGCGAGGATAAGGAGGGCGGCCGACACCACCGATTTCACTTTGGGGATTTCGTCAGGCATGGAATTGGTATTGCGTATCCACTCCTCGGTCTGTTTAGCGAGTTGCAAGATGGCCTCTGGTAACTCGCGCGGGTATTCGGCCATTTCGGTCAATGTTTCCCGTAACGACATTGTTGCCAGATCGCGCTCCTCTGCCTGCGGCGCTTCCGGTAAGGGTGGTGGTAGCACATCGCCCTCGGCCGGGGCCGTGGCCGGTGGTGGGGCCAGCGTCAGCGTTTGCAGATTGGGGTCAACCTCGACGGGTTCGCCGAAGATTTCCGTCTTTGTAGCGTTCGGAAACAAATAGTAAATGCTCGGATACTCAATTTTTACAGGTGTGACGAGTTTACCGTCAAGCCGGTTCAAGCTCATTTGGATGGCGCTCAGTTTCCCGTTGGCGCAGGAGCGTATCAGCGCAAAAATTATAGCCTGGTTGCTGGTATACTTCTTATCCTTTTCGGCCTGGCAAAATTCTTCCCACGACCAATTAGACACCTCGCGTAAAAACTTGCCTAATTTCTCTTTACTCACCGCTCATACCCCACATCGGTTACGGCAATAGGTACTTCCGATGTCATAATAATATTTCCCGAACGGTGGATATATTTTTCGCACAGACAGCACCAGGTATTTTCGTCGGCGCACTCACAATGGATACATTCCTGGTACGGTATCATCGCCGCCTCATATCTCGCCGGAAGCGTCTGGCGGTTCGGTCCCAATTCCACCACTTCGGACGCAGGGCGCACGGCGTTTTGTGTCCGCGTTCCTGGCTGCATTGCCAACCCCGTTTAAAATTGTAGTCACAGCTACCCATACTCTCACTCCTCTCGTTTAATAATTCCTCTAGCCTGAAATAATCTATAAATCTTTCATTCACTCTTTTATAAATTTCCTCCCATTTATAATCGAGAATTGCTTGCGCGACGACCTGTTGAGCGCGAGCTTCGCGGCGGTCCGGCGGCCACCACCAGCGTTTCGGTTTGATTTTGACGGTTGCTTTCATTACCATTTCCCCTCAAGTATAGTTACTTTTTCTGGCTCGACTTGCACCCCATCTTGCTCTCTATCTTGCACCCCGGCAGACTGAGTGAAATCAGCCGGTACGGTCACGATGTCGGCGGGCGGCTCGGCTGGCTGGAAGCCTGGCGTAGTGTATAGCCCGTCGCGCCAGAGGCCGACAGTTATCAGCTCTGATGTCTGGCCGGGTAGCCGATAGATTTTCGGAGTGCCGGACTTACCCGGTAGCCGCGTCGATATGCGCTCAAAACTGAGCGGTTTGAGTGCCTTTTTCAGATGCCCGGCGCGGAGTGGTTCGTTGCCCGTTTCTTTACACCAACGGATATAGTCGTCGGTAATCGAGCCGATATTGTCGAAAGCTACAATGCCCTCCTCGATCATGGCGGCGACATATGCCTCGGCGGTATTGACACTCTCATCATATTCCAACTTGGCAGCCAAGGTGATAGCCGACCACTTATATTTATAGCCCTGGCGCTCGATCTGTTTGGCATATTTGCAAATCTCAGTAATGAGCCGGCCGAAGAACTCCGGGGTAAATGTCTTTTCCTCAAACAGCGGGTCGCTCACAAAGCGTTGGCGGAACGGGATGATAAACGTCCGGCGACGAGCAGAGTGGCCTTTGTCAGCGAACAGCGGGATATTATTGGCGCTGAAAATGTGGTGCATATTACCTCGGATTTCGTAGGTTTCCTGTGAGTGGAACTTGTGGGTGCGGAAGTTCTCATGTGTACCGATGGCCTTATACACCATTGTGTCCTCGATACGGCCCTCAGAACTCTCTCGCACGATGTTTGCCAATTGGCCATTTAACAAGGGCGTATCACGCTCATCGACTAATGCCTTAACAGTCAGACTGGCGAGCTGGTCCGGGAAAATCCGGTACAGCGCGTCCATCAGCGTACTCTTACCGTTCGCCCCATCGCCGACCCACCAGATCGCGCCGTCCGGCTTCTTCTCCATGACAATAGGTGCGATTGATTGCATAATATCGTCATACACGCCCTCGTCGTGACCGGCGAGCTGCATCACGAACTCCAGCCGATCTGCTTGGTGCTTGGCCGGTATGGGCGGGTACGGCGAACGCCACACGCAGTCGTCCGGGTCGGCGGCCGGGTCCCAGCACAGCTCGCGGGTGTTCCAAATCTGCGGCTTGGCGGGCAGGCCGGGCGCGAGCAACTGCTCGTCAGTGGGCTGTTCAGCCCCAAACATAATCAGGTAGTCGAACTCTGACTTGTCCGGCGCGGTATTCTCCACATACGCGTAGGCGTCAGCCACCTGGCCACGGGTCGGCCCACCCAGCAGCGGGTATGCCAGTCGCTCGAACCTGTCTTTGTATAGTGGAACCCAATGCGGGAACGGCTCCTGAATTTTAACCATCGCCTGCCCGCGAAAACTGATAAACGGCCACTCACGTTGGACGATCTCAGCCCGTACCTGGACTACCGATTTCTTTGGCTTATCCGGGTCGTCTATCGGGACTACTTCTCCATTAACGCTCATATCTCCACACCGTCCTTAAAGAATATCCCGGCGCTAATAGTCCCGCTGGCCTCCAGTATCCACGCCAAAACTGGTACTGGCGGCTCATTCTCTCCAGCCTCCCATCGGCTGACCGTCATCTTCGACACCCCGAACTTTGCCCCGAAACTCTTCTGCGTATAGTCATTCTCGACGCGCAGCTTTTTTAGATTTTTCGCCCATTCAGGGAGTGTTTCCGTAGCCATGTCCGGGTATTGTAACGGCAAGTGTTACAAGACACAAGCGCTATATATAACAATCTTCGCACGATCAACACACTAGACAGGAGACGGTTTCCTTGTATGCCATAATTTTCCCCTAATTGCAAATGATGTATTTTTTGGGATTTTTCTGTGGGGGAAGTATCACACCGCAGACTCGCGACGTGCAGGGGGTGCCCCCCCGTCATTTTATTCTGCTTGTGCTTGCTGCTGGGCTGCGCTGCGTGGGGCTGGGCGGGGCGTGGTACATACATATGTGTTGTGCATAGTACATACATATACATAACAGGGGTAGATACACCATGTATGTCGCACAATCAACATTGTACGACGTATGTTAACAGGGGTCATAGTGCTTACGCTATACCGTTTGACTTATGTATATATGTATGCTAGGCGCATGATTTAGTATTTGTGTACATTGTGTACACTTTTATTCCTGGTTTATCTAATAATAGTCTATAGGTTATAAATCTAATACAATAAGACTAAAAGTGTACACAAATCGAAATAACAGAGGCGTTTGCGTTTATGGTTTAGACCCCAAAAACTGTACACACCCAGAAAAATAACCCACTGTTGTTAATAAAAAACACCCTTGTGTACACTTTTTGACCCCTATTGTGTACACAAAATTGTACACAAAAACGTATAACAATGTTTGACAACGTGAGACATTTCTGTATACTAATTGACATGGCCGTGAGGGATTCGGTCGCCAATCTACCTAAATTGTGTACCACTTATCCACAGCCCAGGTTAACCGGCGATCACCTTGATAGCCATAAGCGGATAGGTAGAATCGTCGGCAGCGCCGTATACGCTCTACTACCTACCCACCAGTACCACATGAGTAATTAAGTTAAGAGTTCAATACGACAGGAGTATAGAAACCATGACTAAAAAAGATTATGAAAAAGTAGCAAGTATCATCAATACAACACTACGTCAATATTACAAAGATGACACATTAAAGCCACAGGTGATTGTTACCGATACTCGTCACATGGGCGCTTATTGCGATAGATGGAGTCTAGTGGTCAACGATGATCTATTCGATCTATTGCAACGGAGCGGGTTAGCCCAAAATCTGTTTTATGCCGATGAGATATATACCGTTGGCGATAATGACTTATATATCGAGCCATACAATAAAACACTGTTTAATCTGGCGGTACTGTAATGACTAAGAAAGATTATGAATTAATTGCAAGCGCGATTGCAGAATCAATATGCGACATGCAGGACCATCCGGCTCGGATTGCAGGCGCTCATCAAGTAGCCCGCAATCTAGCCCGTATATTAAAGGGCAACAATCCACGCTTTGACCGTAAGCGGTTTATGGCAGCTTGCGGACTGGAGGAGGCAAAATAATGGCGGCAATACTACATGTGACGCGTACGGGCCATAAGTGCCATAATCCATTGCGTAGTCAAGGCGTAAAAGCCGAAAATATCCAATTTGGTGAACGCCTACAAATTGGCGCATGGGAACTATTTTATGTTCCACGCCTCAAAACATATATTGTTTGTCGGGCTAATTTAACTGGCGATCATTACGAATTTACTAACTTTAATTGTGCAGCCGCTAAATTGGCCGAGTTAGGGCGATAACCATGACTACATGCGACATAAGCAATATGACCGTTGACGCCGATATCTTCGGCAATGTGATAGAGATTGAGAAGTCTGACGGCAGCAAGGAGTTTATAGCCGGTGAGTACCGGCAGCCATCGCCGAACGGTATCTACTGCTCTGACTGCGGCGAATATCTGGACGGCAATATCAGTTTTGAATTTAACGATATGGTCGCTAAACATTTGGCAGAATTGGAGCCATTGGCATGATATACCGCGTATTTTTCAGTAAAGATTGCATGATGTACGGCGTACAGGAACTACGGGCTAATATCAATTATCAGGGCGATCCGCCGCGCTGGATACAGGTGTTACCGCCAGAGGGCAAGGGCGCACGGCGCGGCCAATCGGCATACACCTATTACAAGGGCGTAGCCGAGCGCTGGTTGCGGTATTACGAGGCCAAAGAAGCTAAAGAGGCGACGACATGAGCATGACATTAGAATTTGAGCCGCATAGCTGGTATTACCAATTTGCAATCCAAAAAGATAATATAGGTGAAAACTGCGACGGCCGGTTACTGAACATATGGCGGGCATATATTGACAACGGCAATACTTATGCCATCGACGAATTAGCAGCGCCGACGCTGCTGGAATTGAAGCAATCAATCAGGCAATACTGGCTGCGTGACGGCGGCAAGTATACGCCAGCATATTACGCTAAACGCCTTGAAAGGGCAGAAAGATAATTATGACATACGAATTAAGCACACAGTATGACAGCCGCGCCAGCTTTTACGGCAAGGCGAAAGTTGAGGAAATAGGTACTACTAAAAAGCTGGTCAGTTACACCACTCATGTAGCCAGCATCGTCCGAATGGGGGCGCAAGGCAGCAAGGCGATAGTTTACGGCACTTACAGCCAAACGACACTTCGACACATCAAAGAATTTTTGAAACAAAACGGCTTCAAGGCTGAAAGCGGCAAGCAGATCATGGCAGATTATGGAGTCAAGGCATGAGGATAACTGCAATTTACGATAATGGCGGCCGGACTGTTGACCGCTACAGCATCGTTACTGATTATCGGCCGGTTCAGGAGCAAATGGCCGCCAATGGCGACCCTCGGCCGCTAGTCGATATGCTGTGCGTCGATAACGACGGCGGGCATACCTACAGCCAATGGGGTTATGGCTTAGAGGGCAAACACCTCGGCAAGCGTATCCACTTTGAGGATTTAAATGCCGAGACACAGGCACATATTGTAAAACGATTATTTAATGAAAGCGAGGAATAATATCATGTTCAGCGAACATATTTTAAAAGCAATCCGAGGCAGCCTGTTTATCCGTAAGGGTACGTTGCCGGAGAACAGCCCAGAGGCACACTCAACCAATCAGGCACTAGCATTAATTGATAGTATGTTGCGCGGCGACACCATCGCAAGCCTCTGGACTATTGAGGATGTTAAAAGCCTGCGGGGTGAATGTAGCGTAGAGCAAATTAGCGCGGACGGTGAGGATGACGGGCTTACCTGGTATCACTGTACTACGCACAATATGGACACTTTGAGTGACTATAACTGTGAAAAAGACGGCGAGAGTACCTTGTCAGATGAAACCGCCCGTAAGGTGCTGAAAATAGCTGATGACAAACATGACGCCGAGCAGGGAATTAATTGGGATGTGCTACGCGCTCACCTAGATGATCTGGAGGCTGACGCGACCAACGACTAACAATGTGCTACAATGCTAAAGCATGAGTGGTAACGACTACGAATATCTGGACAGTGACCCTAGAAAGCCACATGTCATCAAAATCATTATCCGACACATCGGGCTTGCTACTGGCAAAATAATCCTCGTAACGAAAGGCAAACATGGGCGAAAAATATCTCAACGCCGCCGTTAGGTGGTTGCGAAGTAAATGGGAATATATTAAGTTTCTATGGCAGCACGATCACTATTTCATCTGTACCGACGAGCCGACCCGCATGACGGGGAAAGAAAGCAGCTATTGGCATATCGAGAAATGTTGGTGCGGCAAGCGGCAGGAAGCGTTGAACAATTGGTGCGACGGACACCAGAAATAACAAATTTAACTAAGGAACACAGGCATGTTCAAGAAGAAAACATTAGAAGTTTGGAAATTGCAACGACCGCTCTTTGGCGCTGGCATGAGCGGACTACCCGAAATCATGGCCTACACTGAGGCGCGTGACCGGACAGTCCTGATACCCGTACCGATTGACGAACTAAAGAAGTTGGATACCCTATTCGGCGACGAACCGAAGATTTATGTTTTGGCGCATATAGCACATGGCAATCTAGTTATCGACGAGCGCGTCGAGGAGCAGGACTGGTAATGCGCGTTAGTAAAAGCAATCCGAGTGAACCGGCCGAACTCGACGATTATATCCGTGAGTGGGCGGGGAAAGGCAAAGTATATCTTCCGGCTGGTCGGTTGCCCGATGATCTGGAATATGGCCAACCAGGTGAGTGTTTTGCTACCTGTCTCCTAGCGGCTATAGCGAGTAATGGCAAATATCGTTACTGCGAGGGTGTCGGTATATTTATGGACGAGGCATATGTCCACGCCTGGCTGACTGACGGCCTCTTTGCGTATGACCTGACGTGGCGTATAGAATTAGAAGATAGGCCAATCGCGGTATCAGCAGGGTACAAAGGCCATGAGCTTGATCTGGAGGCTTGCAGGCGATTCGTAATGAGCAGTCGGCGCGGCGGCATCGTGCCTAACCGCGAACTGCGGCCACGACTCTATAAAAATGTATTGAAAGCGAGTAATTTATTATGAAAGCCACACGCAATAGCTGGAAAGAAGATCACCGCGAACGCCTAAAATATAATACGATGGACGGCAAGCCGGCCGTATCGCTCTATGATTTTCAGAAAACGTATTTACAGGGTATACCAGCCAAATACATCATGGCTGCCGACACCGGCACGGGCAAGACATTCATGTCACTGGCTCATTACGATAAGCACAGCTATCCAGCGCCCCTGTTGGTCGTAGCGCCCGCCTCAAAGGTCAATACCGGCGACTGGGAACGTGACATCAAAGAATACTTTGCCGGCCGTATACCGCCTGAATACGCCGTATACAGCTATGAGAAATATAGTCGCAAGGCCAGCACCAAGCAGTACCGGGAAACTGGCAGCCGTGGCGTCATGGCCGACTGGCTGAAAAACCACGGCCACTTTGCGCTTATCGCCGACGAAGTACACAAGGCTAAGAACCCGCAATCACTGGCTGGTAAGGCGATACATGAAACTGCCGCCGTCGCCAACTGCTTTATCGGACTGTCCGCCACACCACTGCCGAACGGCTGGATTGACGCCATGAACTACTTTAAGATTTTCGGTTATGTGAAGAACAAAACCGAGTTCAAGAAAAAGTACGTCAATGAGGTCAATTACCGGGGGTTCCCGGAAATCCGTGGCTACTTCATGGAGGAGGATTTGCAGCGCAAATGGAATGCCATCGCCAAACCTCTATCCAAGCAGAAAGCGCTCGACTTGCCGCCAATTACGGTGGTTCCCGTGCGCCTGCCACCCGGGCCGGACTACATTAAGGTGCAGAAATCGCGCTTTTTCGAGGAGAAGTTCTTGGATAACCCTAGTGCTTTGCTACACGCGCTGCGGAAATCCATTATCGCGCCCAAGCTGGCATGGCTGGACACGTTCCTGGAGGGTGTATCGGACAATGTGGTCATCTTCTACAACTACCAGCGGGAGCGCGAGCAAATCCTGGATATGATTAAGAAAAACCATAAGGGTCGAAAGGTATTCCGCCAAGATGGAGAAAAACACGAAGTACCCCCAAAGAGTGAATGGCTGGGACTTGAACGCACTATCACGCTTGCTCAATACCAGAGTGGTTCCACCGGCATCGAGCTTACTTATGCTGCGACTACCGTTTACTTCTCGCCAACTTATTCGTACAGCAATTACGAACAAAGCATTGGACGGACAAACCGTAACGGTCAGACGAAGAAAATGACGCTGTACCTGTTGTGCGCCCCGGCCACCATCGAAAATGATGTCTGGGCTGCACTCCGCAACAAGTCGGACTTCCAGGAAAAACAGTGGTACACCGAGAAGATTTTGGAGGCCGCGTGATGGGTGGAGGCGAACCAAATACTTGCAAAACGTCTATCAACGTGATACGCTGGTATCACATGAAACAGGACATGAATAATATGGAAGATAATATACCTCCGGCATTTGCAGAGAGCGTTGACCGCTACCTAAATCCGCTGGAGTACGAGGAATAAATTATGGCAAAGACACCATTAGTCAAAGACCGATATATCGGTGCGCGAGTTGACCCCGTTTTTGGCGGCGAAGTCAACAACTACCTTGCTCAACTGGACGACACCACTATGGGCGACCTGATACGCAAGGCTATGAAAGAGTACATGTTGAACCACCCGCTCAAGGGTGCGCCGACTGTAGACCCATCAATTAAGGCTCTAGGAGGAGGAAAGTAATGCCACTCAACATTAAGAAAGCTACTCCGTCCGCGCCATCGAAGTTCATCATCATGGGCGACCCGATGACCGGCAAGACGACGTTGGCGGCAAAGGCTCCAAAGCCGCTGTTCATCAGTACCGACGGCAACGCCGCCAAAGCTGGACTGGACGCCGTTGACGCCGACAGCCTGGACACGGTACGCGAGGCAGTGTATTACTTTGCGACCGCCGAAGAATACGACACGCTGGTTATCGACACCATTGAGGGTATCGCTGACCTGGTAGAAAAGACAGTCATCGACAGCTACCAGACCGAAACCGGCGTCGCCATAAATGCGCTAACCGATGTACCCTACGGCAAATTGACCGGGCAATTCAATAAGCGCATGGCCGCTATTGCCGAAACACTCCAATCCATTCCGAAAAACGTGCTTGTGCTTACCTATACGAAACGTCAGGTCGATGACATTTCGGGGAGCATTGTGCTGGCTAGTGAGTTGAAATCCATTCGCCAGTTCACACGTTTTGCTGATGGGATTATACTGACCAGCTATGACGGGGAGAAATACCGCGCCCAGGTTGTCAGTAAGCGAACAGTTATGGCCGGGGAACCAGACCTATCGAAAATCGAGGGGTTCCTGCGAGCTGCCGGCTGGGAGCTACCACAGCGCAAAGTCAAGGTCGGGACTACCAAGAAATGACCCTGACGGTAATAGTCAACGGGAATGGAACAATCATGCTCCACCGTTACGGCGAGGAACTCGTAGCTCGCCAGCATGACGCAGAATACGATGTCGAACCTTATACTAAAAATATTATTGAGATAGAGGAGTAATTTTATGGCATATCAATTCAACGACGACGACAAGGCAGAGCGCGAGTTCACAGAAAAACTGCCCTATGGTATTAGCAAGGTCCAACTGGTCGGTGCTACCGACGGCGAAACCGATGACGGCCGGGACTGGATTGACCTGGAAATCACGAATGCCGATGGTATCGAAGATACTGCCCGCGTCTGGTTTACTGGCAAAGCTGCCCCTTATTCATTCAACACACTGCGGCAAATCGCTGTCCACAACGGCAAGGACGACGCTGCAAAAGAGGAAATGCGCCAGGCAGTCGAGGCATGTACCGACACCGCTGCATTAGCCGAATTGCTGAATGCCAAAGTGGCCGGTGGAGAACTGTGGTTTACCAAGTATCTCGACCCTACCCGCACTTGGGTTGACAATGACGGTAATGAGCGCCAGAGCGTCAACCGCAACGTCTACGGCTACGAGCCAAAGCTCAAGCCGGAACTCATGCCAAAACAGGTCGGTGGCGAAGAAATCAGCCGTGAGAACATCGACAAGATTTTCCCCGGTGGCGACAAGCCTGCCGATGACAGCAAGCCAACTAACACCGTACCGGCGAAGTTCTAATCATGCGACGCCATAACCAAAACGGGTCACTCGAAGTTTTTGGAGCAGTAGTCATACTGCTCCTCATCGGGGCATTCTTCTTTGCGGTACTGTTCGTGCGGTTCAAGACATCGAATGAGCGCGTATCCGGCATAGTCTACAACACCCAGAATGACCGGCTGATTAGTGGCAAAACCACATTCAGCGTCCGGGCGTCGGAGAACACCGTCGTTACCGAGGAAAATGCCAGCAATTACTGTCTGCCAAAAGGCTCCAAGTACATCGCATTGGTCAACCGGGCAGCCGAGGATAAGCGTATCAAAGTGGTTGTGACATCTGGCAAGTATGTTGCCGTCCAGCTGCCGTGGTCGTGCAATTCTAATGTGGTCGTAACGGAGGTCAAATAATGAATGAAACTATCTGGCTCCGGGTCGATAGATACGGCGTCAAGGCGATGACCAAGAGTATGCCTAGCCGCCTAAACAAAGGCGAGTACCCGGTCAAAATCAATCTGGAAGTAAAGCCGGAGGCGTTCCGCGAACCGCTTATGGAAACCGATATCGTCATCACTGATTGGCGGCAGGGTTTTGCGTTCCCGGACATTGACCTCAAGGAAATGGCCATTACCAAAGAGGAGGCAGACCAGCTCATCGCCCAGCGCGAGGCGCAGGCTGTCGAGGACTTACGGAAAAAAGGCTATGACATTACCCCGCCGGCCAAGGAGCCTGACAATGCTTAATGCTGCTCCACCCATGACATTTGAGTATTCCGGCGCACCCCAAAAGTCGCCGGAGTGGTTCGCTATTCGGCGCGGGAAAATCACCGCTTCCCGCTTGTCGGACTGGCTGGCCACATCCAAAGCTAAAACCAGCGCGGGAAAACCACTCAAGCCCCGGCTCGACTATGAGAAAGAACTTATGTTTGAACGCCAGTTTAATACCTCTTTTGAGTATTACACCAACAGCGCCATGCAGGACGGTATTGATTACGAAGATTACGCGGCCAAGCAATATGCTGAAACATTACCGGAGGGCTGGTATCCTGCGGAGGTAGGTTGCTGGTACAGCGATGTATTCGTAGCCAGCCCTGACAGGGTTATTCGTAACGACAGAAATGCCGGCAAGATTATGGGGCTGCTCGAAGTTAAAATCCTTAAGGATAATAGCTTTACAGAGGTATTGATCTCAGGCATCCCCGACAAACACTGGAAACAAGTACAGGGACAGCTATTTGCCAGTAAATTACCGTGGTGTGATTACGTCGCGCTGAACTTCAATACGAAAAAGTTTGTGATTGTCCGGGTAATGCCCGACCCAGAGTTTTTCGAGTATTTGGAGCTGGCGCTCTTAGAGGGCCTTGTAACAGAGGGCTTTGCCTTGACAAATCTTCACGATATTAAAGGCGAGATACCGGAGGGCGTCGAATTAGGCGTCCGTAGTGACCGCAGCGACAGTAATTTAACAGGAGGTTGGTAATGAGAAACATAATGCTCGAAAATGCAAATAAGGTCGCCTATCTAATCCAGGAGTACCCGGAGCGAAACCTAACCGAAATCATCAATCTGATGGAAATGCCCGGTGTCGAGATCAACACGGCTATCTGGTACGCCACAGAATTAGGCTGGATTAGCGAGCCGGACAAAGACGAGGGTGCGGTGCGGGCGTTATCAGCTCCCCAAAAATGGGAGTTTGGCGAACGTATCGAAAACCTCAAGGATATGTTGGTGTACTCATTTCAGAAACTAGCCAAAAAAGAACAGGATTTGGAAGAAAATTACCTCTCCAACTGGACTATGGGCTATGCTACCCACGATACTATGATTGCTGTGCGCTCTCTGATGAAAGAGGGATTACTAGCACAATACACCATCGAGGACGACGTGCAAAACGACGGCTCGACCTATACGTTCTTCACATTGGCTGCTAACCGCGATAAAGAGTGGGGGCGGTCGCAGTTTAAGAAGAAAGTAACCGCGCCAGCGACGGACACTCCGCCGGCTGACAAAGATAATATTAAAGATAAGCAGGAAGAATAATTATGATGGGAACACAGGCCCCAATCACCACCAAAACAACAACCACTAGCGGTATCGTACCGCCAAAAATCGAAGTTACTACTATATATGCCATGTTCAAGCTGATGGGCGGCAACCGCCCTATTGACTATAACCATGTCAAACGGCTTAAGGCTGAAATGAAAGCCAACCCGCATTTGCTGGCAACTAATCCGATATCGGTTAATGAACACTACTACATTATCGACGGCCAGCACCGTCATATGGCCGCACAGGAGCTTGGCGTACCGCTCTATTACATATTGACGCCCGGAATTGCTCTGGACGACACCAGGAGCCTTAACACGACCCAGAAACGCTGGACACTCATGGACTTCGCCCGCAGCTATGCCGATAGCGGCCGAGAGGACTACAAAACATTCGTCCGGTTGCACAGTGAGTTCCACCGTATCGCCCCAAGCATTTTGCGGCTCTACCTGGTCGGCAAGCGTGGCGGCAATATCGAGCTGGATTTCCGGCGTGGCGACTTTGAGATAGATGATCTGGAAAAATCACGCAAATGGCTGCAACAGCTTGATTCTATAATCACTCGAACGCACGTCAAGATGAACTCGCCGATGGCAAACGCATTTAAGCAATTGTTCTCTAGTAACCCTGACTTCGATTACCATATATTCATGGCTAAACTGGAGCATGAAAGCGCCCGCGATTTACTGCGCCCACAGGCGTCGTTACGCGGCTGCCTGCGCTCAATCGAGGAGGTGTATAACTTCCAGAGCAAGTACCAAAAGAGGCTCTACTAATGGAAGAAGTTACCAACACCGCTTCCTCGACGGGCGCTATGATTATATGTCTAATTATAGTTATCGGGGTAACTCTACTAATCGAAAGAAAAGATTAGATATAATACCAGTGTTGGCGGTAACGTCGCCCAGCGTTGGGGGTTGTGGATTACCAAAAGACCCCCTGTGGAGGATAGCGGTGCAAGTCCGGTACTACCAAAGGCAGAATGACGTTCAATGTTCCGGCGGAAAGTACCAAAGGAAAGAAATGTAAGCTTCATAGCGCCGCCAACATTGCCATAGTCGTCTATGCCAGTGTAGCTCAGTGGCCGAGCGCCCTTGCTAGGGGGGCCGTCAGCCCCGGTGTACTAGTCGCCGGGCAGGGAGCTTTGCAAGGCTCACGCGGGTTCGAGTCCCGCCACTGGTACTATATGGCCCTCTGAGGGACGCCGAGTGCAGGGGAAACCCTGCCAGGGCCGTCTATGCGGGTGGGAGGTATGCTAATCTCGCCAATCTCATAAGTTGGAGTAACGTCGGTTGAAATCCGCGACCCGCAACCAAAAAAAGCACCTGTCGTGGGTGCTTTTTTGGTGCTTGATCGGCATCTCAAAGTGCGTTTTTATTATATCACTATTCCTCAGTTGCAAACTTCAAGCTATCAAGTCGATTGCCCTTTTTGTCATAACAGCGGATTTTCCACTGATTGCCAAACGGTGTCGGGTCATATTCGATTCTAATTTTATAGGTCCCATCAGGGAATTGTACGGGATTACCGCCCATATCCTCATAAAAAGTTAATATATTGCTCTGGATATGCATGGTGCTATTCCTTTCGTTAAGTTGTGACTAGATTATATCATACAAACAAAGGAGGACCACAGGCAGTCCTCCTTACGCTTATATTGTAGCACGTTACACGTTACGTCGAGCAAACAACCAAACGAGAACAAATACTATGATGCAGACATCGGCCGCAGCCTCCAAAAATGTGAGTAAATCCATTATTTCTTCTCCTTGTTCTTTGGAGCGAAATAAACACCCAAACCAACAATTACCGAGCCAATTAACATTTCAATTACATCGGGCAGATTATCACTAATAACGATATTATGCTTGGCGAGCCAAAGGGTTAAATATCCAGCGATAACACCGGCAATTGCTTTACTAACTGATTTCATACTGTACCCTCCATTATGCGGCGGTATGATAGCCGTCGTAGTTGTAGTTGTTACAGGGATAGCGGTGGTTGTGGACGTAGTGGTGGTGACATAATCCCCCGGATACATCGCCTCTAGCCAGAACCGGCTAACCTGGATGTCGTCACCACAGAGAGTATTCATATACTCGCTGTGTTTACGCCTCTTAAGCTTACCAAATAATCGGTCGAGCGCCAGTAAAAGAACCTTTAGGTTTGCCTGGGTGCGCGGGTTGGTATCTACGTCCGGGTGGACTTCAATGCCGATTTTATCGTTACCGAGCGGGCCAGCATGGAACATACGCCAAATTAAGCGACCATGCTGATAAATACCGTCCTGGTCTACGGAGAAATGCGGCGCGGTAGTGTTCTCGGCCCTGAAATGATTGTGGGCGCTGGTAGTTGTGTCACGGCCGTCAGTCCCGTAATCATGGATAACAACCTCGGTAGGAACAATAGGGAAGCCGTCATGCTGATAGTTGGTGACATGGGCCGGTACAACCTTAGTTACACAATCCAGTTCGGCGTCGAATTTCTCATATGACACCATTACAGGGACCTCTGGAGGGTCGATAACTTGAGGTGCGCTTTGTGCGGGGAATAACTTGGCCGTTAAATTTGGTAAGTCGTGGGTGTCGGTATCGTTAAATGATCGGCTATGCAGGAACCCGCCAGTATATTTACCAACAAACCATTTGTTGCTGCCGTTTACATCTTGGCCCTCAACATAACCTTGGATATCAAGAACCTCGCCGGCCGCCCATTCTTTGCGGATATGAGCTAGAGTATTCGGAGCGTCGCGGTGATTAACGCCGGCAGAACCAACTTTACGCTGGAATGGTAGGAGTTGTTCTTGCTGCTTGGCGGGGATTTCCTCAACAACTGCCTGGTGGCTTTGGAGCCATCCCCACGGGTCAATAAAGTCATTGAATGAGGTGGCATCCATTTTTTCGCCCTTGATAATGTCCCAATGGACGTGCGGGCCAGTCGATGTACCGCGCCCAGGGTCGTTCTTGCCGCCACCGGATTTAGCGACGAGTTGGCCCTCTTTAACTTGCTCGCCTACGGCGACCTCGAAAAGCGTATTGTGCATAAGGCGATGGGTATTTTCGCCGTCAAAAATGCCGACCATGCGACCCCTAGTTGGATGTTCGCCGATATAAATAACGCGGCCACTAGCCGGGGCATATACGTTTGTGCCAGTTGCAACAGCATAATCAACACCGGAATGAACTTTAAACAACGCATAGTCGTCGGGAACTCCAAACTCGGTAGTGATTGTGTACGGTGCGTTTACTGGTCTGCGTCCCATATGTATACCATTGTAGCACGTTATTGAAACATAAGTAACATATTCTGATTGGCTGTTGCCACCACAGGAGGTGAATTTACATCAAGCAGATGACTCTCGTAAGTCCCGGCTATAGTCGCCCAATTCCCGGTTGAAATAGAGAAAAACAAATTTGTAGCCAGTACACCTGTTTGCGCGACGGTTGCGCCTATAGTCCAGGTTGCGCCATTATCAGAGCTGTACTCGTAATAGCAGTTTGTCCCGTCCATACGGATTTGAACGCGGTTGATGCCCGTGGCCGCCTTATCGAAACCACATTGGTACTGATAGGCCCCGCCGACTACTTTCATGCCGACTAAATCATTACTGCCCTCATAAGCCCAATAATAGCGATTGTTGGCGTCGATCTCGGCATTTAACACCGTCACAGAATATTCAGGGTCATTTATGTCATCGAGGTTGGCCATAGTGCCAAGTCCGACACTGACAGCGCTATTGGTAAAATCGTAGCCAACCTGAGTCGAGATGCCGTGATAGTTGGTTGTACCGGGGTCATTTTTTAATATCAGCTCGCCACCGGACGGATAGACATAGAGAGGATTGCCCCAATAATTCCATATGGCAGGGTTGAGTGCGGCAGAGAAGTCCTCAACTAAGGTCGCTATCTTGGCCATGCTATGCCTCCTGGGATAGTGCTATCAAATCCCATTTGCTGTCAGCGGAGTTATATATGAAACCAAGATACATTGTTTTATTCACAACAGTTGTCGTCGGAAGTGTTACTCCCATACTGCGATAAATTGCGTTCCAAGTTAGAGCGCGGGCAGTACCATTATCCTTGAGCCGGAGCATCAATTTTTGGCCGTTTACTGGCGTACCAGTCGGAGCGCTGAACGTCATAGCCACCGACATAGCGGTATGCGCCCAGAGGTCTACAGTATCGGCAGTCGGGGCTTGTGGTGAGGTTGTGCCGGCAATCGCGTTGACACGCGGATTAATGCGTTTATTGGTCAATGTCTCGGCGGCTGCTTGGGTAACAATAGTCTCAGCCGTGCCAGTCTCGTTTATCCAACCCGGCCGAGGATTGCTCGTACCCACGCCGTACAGCTTACCGCGTCCAGCCGAGGGAGTAGCTGGAGTAGCCTGGCCGACGATAATCGGAGCGTTATGGCTTTTATTGCTAAAAGTCTCAGTACCAGCTAGAGTAGCGAAATCATTATCTGTCAGCGCTGCATTAAATTGAGCGGTAGTGCCAGATACAGTGTTATTAGCCAAGTCAAATGTCTTATTAGTTATGGTTTGGGTGCTAGAAGTCCCAAGCAGCGTGACTGTGCCATTCGGGAATGATATAACACGGGTGTTCCCCGTAGTAATACCGGATAGGTTAAATTGAACTTGCTTGGTATTGTCGGTAGCATCCTGGATAGTAACTAATTGCTTAAATAACGCCGTCCCAAGAAGTGTCATATTGAGGTCAAAGTCTACATTGGCGTCAGCTCGGCCGCCCATATAATCGAGATACATATTGTTGGCTTCTACGTTGCCGCTGGCCTGAATGTTCCCAACTACGTCAATCCGCTCGACTGGTGTTTCTGTGCCGAAGCCGACATAGCCGTTATTAGCTTCACGGTAGAACGTCACCGGATACTCAAAACCGCTATTGGCAGCGTTACGCGTTCCGATCTGGAACTTGTCGTTATTGACGCGAATTTCAAACGCACCGGCTGGAGCGGTTTGATCTGTTTCCCAAAACTCGATTTCTGGGCGCGGGCCGTTAATACGGATACCGGAAGCAGAGCCGGCCGTGCCGTTGTTCGTGATCTCCAGTACCGGCTTATCAAATGCGGCATTATTGGCGGTCAGGCGAATCATAGCGCCCTCGGCATTTACGCCGTAGTTCGAGTAGACCGATATAGCATGACCGGGGTTGGCGGTGTTGTTAAAGTGTACCGAACCATTCTCAGGGCCAGAGGCAACCATAGCCGGTATATTAAAGAGGATTTTGCGGTAGCCGAGTGGAGGCGCAAAGGTTAGTGCGGCGGTAATCTCGCTTTCGCCAGTCAGTCCGACGAAATTACCCTTACCGAATGGATACCAAGTAGAAATCACAGGGTCTATAGTGCCGGGTCCCCAACACTTAAATTCGCCAAGATGAGTGGTAGCTGCCTCGTCCATAAGCAAGCTTCCGCCGGTATCAACAAAGGTTGTCGTGCGGCCTGCTTTGTTTGGCCGGTTAGTCTGCGTGTTATTGTCGTCCAAGAACGTGAACGTGCGAGCGGGGGCAACATAGGCTGTCGTACAATATAACTCGTTAGCGGAACTCTGGGTATCTGCTTCAAATAGTTTTCCGCCCTCTTTGGCGTTAGCCCATGACAACTGGATGTAGTTATCTTCGGCATGTTCCATTTTAACGGCAATGTTAAATTCCTCCATGTTGGAGTTGATAATAACGATATTCTTAGTGGCGAAATAACTATTAGCCGAGCCTCGTAAATGCCAACCTACAGAGGTTGTACTGGCGTTACCGTCGATGCCCTCACACTGGACAAAAGTACAAATATTAAACGAACCACCGGCATCCGGTGTCCAAAGCTGGTAAGCGATACCATTGGGCGCACCGCCCAGATCCATGAAACAGCGGGAGAATAAACAGTTGCCAGGGTTGAAAGCGCCATTAGTAGCAGCCAATCGGATGCCATTGCCGACACCGTTGGCCTCGATGTTTTCAAAGGTTGAGCGGAATGGCCCATCGAGATTCATAGCCCAGCCGGAGTGGGCGGCAAAGTCGCCAACAAAGCTTAAATTCTTAAATGAACTATTCCAGAAACCACGATAGGAGCCGGTCGTAATAACGCTGCGGATACCATTACCAGTACCGCTAATGTAAATGCGGAGATTCTGGATATCGACCATCGGAGAGCCGGTTAATAGTATGCCGTTGGTATTGGCGGGCATGTATAGATCGGTCCCTTGGTTGCCGGTTCCGTGGAGGATGATAGTGCTGGAGTTTTCGCTCACATCAGGGAGCGAGGAAAGCAAACCGTCGATAACTAGAGCGGCCGATAAGTTAAAAATACCCCTGGAGAGTATAACCTTGCCGCCGACTGCGATAACATCGTCGATAGCCGCCTGGATTTGCACGTCATCGGCAATACCGTCACAGATATAATCAGCCCCAGCCTTGTCCTCGGCAGAGGCATCATCAGCAGCGACAAATACAAAACCAACCGAGCCACCGCTCCCAGGGTCGCCCTGATCGCCTTTATCCCCTTTTGCGCCGGCTGGACCCTGTGGCCCTGTTGAGCCAGTATCACCTTTCGGACCGACGGCCCCTTGTAGCCCCTGCGGACCAATCGGGCCAGTATTTCCGGTGTCGCCCTTTGGCCCCGTTGGACCAGTTACACCGGCTGGCCCGCGCAACGCACCGGACACCACGAATGGAGTGCCCGTAGCCGGACCGACTACTGCGGGGGTTCCATCGTCGGCATAAACTATAAAATCTGCCATATTACACCGTTGTTTTTCGCTTTACGTCAAATGATAAGCTAACCGGGATGCGGTCCTGGCCGGGACCGGGGAATGTCGTCGGGTCAGCTCCGCCCAGAGGGACAAATTGAAACTCGCCTAGAAGTTCCAGGTCGGTAGCCCCATTGCTCTCTACGTCATCGGCGACATCGGAGAAATGACAGGCATATTGTTTATAAGCCACACCGCTGACAGTAATATCAGACACCGCCTCGTCGCCCCAACTTCCCGCAATAATAGCTGCGGCATCCGTGGTGTCGTCATCAATAGTTTGTTTCGCCGCAAAGAATAAGCGGCCCCCGGCAGTCCAACTAGAGGTGGGGATAGCAAACGTGTGATCTGCCCCATCGCCTCTCATAAATTGCATTGTTTCCATAAGCTTTATTGTACCTCGCGTAAGCGGTTTAAGGAATCATTATCTTTATGGCTGTGAGGTATTCGATTGTGGAGGAGTTATTTCGCCTGTAGGCTTAGACAATGAATTACCCTGATTTATACCACTTGAGCTTCGACTTGTTCCAGGAGCATTATCGACGCCTGACTCAGCGGCGTCTTGACGACACGCTGCCAACAGAGCGTCTGAACGCTCTCTAGTCTCAACTTGAAGCATACAAATTATGATCGCCGTTTGTTCGCGGGCGGTAATTCTCGTATCGTCCGTTACCTGTTTAATGGCCTGGAGAATATCCTCTTGAGATTTGACGACCCTATTCGTGCTGGCCGCAATAGACTTAGTTTCTTCGGCTTGCTGGGCGGCCCGCGCATTAAAATTGACAAACATTGTGAGGAGTACCATAAGCAAAATAAACTTAGCGATATCGAGTACAGAGAACATAGTCGCTAATTTAATCTTTTGAAGATATTTCATTATGGTGTTGTTATCCCTTTCGTTGCAGCATAAGCATATAGTATCGCGGCGATAAGCCCCAATACAATGCCTGCTTGCTTAAATAATTCAGTCCGTTTAGTAATAGCTTCGGCTGCAATAGCATCATGGTTTGCTTCTTTTTCGTCACGTTTAACCTGGGCCAGCGCTGCCCTATACGCATCCTCGGATATCTTCCAACGCTCCAAATCACCAAGACGTTTTCCAATATCACGAAGTTCATTGAGGATTTCCGTATTGCTAGGTTCCTTGCCCGGCATATCTTTATTTCTCCCATATCCGTTTATACTTAATCATTGTACTAAGCCCCTTATAACGGCGATCATCCCTGACTGCGGCGTTGTCCTGAATGACTGTACCCCTGTCTGGGCGGTATCGCCGTTGTTATTCCAGCAACGGACATAATATTCATATGTTTTTCCAGGCTGGAGGCCCGATACATTCCAATAATTGTAGCCGCCGACATCGCCCTGCTGTCCAAGGCTGATGTATCCGCCAACGCCCTGTTGACGGTAATACATTTCAAAAGCGGCGGCCGTACCGTGGCCATAGCCACTAATCTCAGCACCTAATCGCGCCGTCGTAGTCTTGACGCTATCGTGCGTCAATGAGTTGATTGACGGGGCTTTAGCAATGCGGGGCATCCCCTCCGAGCCACCCGTACTAATAGTGGCAGGGGTATTGAAGTCGAGATCAATGTAGGCGTTCAGACCATACGAGGCATAGCCGTTAGCGTCAAGCCCAATATGGAATGACCCGTTAAAAATATTGTAGTCCGCCGGATATGCACCCGGACCGTTCCAAGGGCCGCCGTTGCTCCAGCCATAATTGCCACCGCCACGGGCGTTTCGAGCAACATTCCAGCCATTACGGACACGGTAATAGACCTGAAAATGAACATCCCAGCCAGTGTCCCCTGTTTGATACACCTGTGTCTGTATCTCGATATACGCAGTACCGTTACTGGTCCCCGTGATGTGGCCCGAACCTTGCCAAACTGCCATATCTCAGGCCCCTATGTACTCTGGTTGATACCCTGTATTTCCCACTTTGAGGTAAAGGAGGAGTACACAGCACCAATGGTTAATAGTTTACTGGCGATAGTCGTAGTTGGCGTATCGAGTCCACTAACATTAGTCCAGCCAGAGGCAAAGCTTATAGCGCGAGCCGTCCCGTTGTCCCGAATACGGATAAGGACGCTCATGCCGTCAACAGCCGCAAAACTCGGAACCGCAAACGTCGCTGGAACAGCCAGGGCGGTGACGTTATAAATCTGAGCTGATGGGGTGATAGTCCCTGCGCTGGCGACAGATGCCGAAGTCAGCCGTGATGTGCCAGCGACAACCAAGTTGCCGGTAACAGTCGCGTTGCCGCCTACTGTCAGAGCGCCAGAGAGGACCGCAGACGCAGCGGAAATGGCTGTGGCAGTAAGGTTAGTGAAATACCCAGGAGCGGCCGCTGCAAGGCCCGTGATGGACTTGAGGAGAGCGGCAACTGTGTTGGACCAGTGAGTATTAGGTTTGATAACGACAACCATACCGGCTGTATGAGCCAGGTTATCCAAGCTGCCGGGCAGCCAGCCGTCGATAACCAAAGTAGAGCCGCTAACGTGGCCCTTAAAATCGCGCTTAGTAGCAGCGGTAATCTTGTTGTCCGGGCCGAGCGTGCCAGATGTCGCAATAAATTTTGCAGGGACGTTGGCAACAGTATCAACAGGGATAACGGTAGCGCCGATCAACCGGCCGGAACCGTTGACGTGCATAAGAGCCGCGTCACCGCTGCCGTTGCTTACCGAGAGAAAATCTGTATCCACGTTATACCCCTTATGCTCTGCTGTTAGTGTACCACTTTTTTCACGGCCTCAACATATTTAATGCTTACCTTTTTGGGATTGACATAGGAGAGGTCGTCGTTGAATGGCATACTATCGACGTATTTGCCCTTAAAAAACAGCTCCTCACTACCCATAACTCCAGCGTTGTGCATAATCTTAACGGTATCCCAAACGGCCAAGTCATCGGTTGGGCGGCAAAAATCTAATTCACCAGCGGACATAGGCTTTATGCCGTCCCGTACCCAACCCCATTGCTGCGCCCACATTTCGGCCGTCCATTTCTGGATGTCACTATCGAGCCAACGGAAATATTCATAAATTGCGTTACTGTCGTTATAAGCCCGTCGCCAAAACTCAGCTTTGGGCTGATTCAACAGCAGATGTGCGCCGATGCCGGGAACTTGGTACATCTGCTCCGGCCTGATACCGCAGATAAAAGCCATATTATTCACGATGTCCTGGCCATTTTTGCATTTAATCAGATATTCGTACCCGATATAACTGTGGCAATCCGACCCTACAACGGTTTTTGGGTTAGAACTTAATGTCGCAAAATCTGGCCACTCCCTGAAAATGATGTCAGCATCAATATAAAAGTATTGTTCCAGCTCGCGGGCCGGGTCACTGGAAAGGTATTGCCATAGAAGCCACGGCCGAACTGACGGTATATAGGACTTGTCGGTGCGCCGGTCCTCGTACACAAAACACCGCGCCCCGTACTTGTCAGCCAAGTATTGAGGCACGGTGTCGTCGTGACGTGTGAACAAAAGTACAACGTCGAAATCCCCGAACTGCCTGATATTAGTGAGCAGCACCTCCAGCTCCCATTGGAACCTTTTAATGGAGGGCTGCGCTAATATCAACTTCATGGCTTATTAGGCCGTAGTAGTGGTTGAGGCAGCCGTTTCAAGTGTAGCCACAGTAGAGGCTTTCTTGTTTAGGACGAATGTGTCGCCACGGTCGCGGAGCTGGATTTCGATACCAGAGAACAGAGGAACCGGGTCAATGACTGTCATACCGCCCTCTTTAGGGTCCATCTTCGGCGTGACGTTCACGATTGCCCGCTTGTCAGCGATCAATGCGTGGACACCGGCGAAGAAGTAACCATCTGGAACTTCGATCAGCGGGACGCCGGCCAACTTACCGAGGTATCCGTTTTTACCGGCGGTGTAGCCAGTGTCGGAACCTGTAAAGTTGATCTGGTCCTGGGCTGCGGCGCTAAAGGTGAATGTTACCCAAGCAAGCAGGCTGCCAATGACGGCTCCACCAGTACGAGCCTTGTTAACAGTTTTCTGGAACGAGAGCGTGTACTTCGCAGTATCAAGCTCGACTTTGTTTCCAACCGGGCGAGCCGCGAAAACTTTGGCCAGCGAGTAGGCGTCGTGTGCAGGGACGAATACCGAATCGGCCTGTTGCAGAGCAACTTGTTTACTAAATGAACTGACAGGGATGTCCTGTATCTGAGTACGCTGGATGCGGAGCAACATGGATTTGTTGTAAGCCAGCGTCAGGACTTGCTCATCCGGGACAACCAGGCTCGGTGCGCCCATCGGTGCAGTCGCGCTGGTTTCGTCATAGTTTGCTAATGTACCGTTGGCAACAGAGAGAACGCGGACGCTGTTCAGACCCTCCATTTTATAGCCATTGTCCCCGACGTGAGGGTGGAAAACCGAGCTGATTGCCAGCGGCTTGTCCATGATGTTGCTAGTTCTTGTACCGTAAGCCAAAATTGTATCCTACTTTCTTATTAGAGATCATATGTTAATGTCAGATGCCTGTGAGCATAAGTATAATCGGAAGCATGGAAGAAAAGCAATAGCGTTTATGCTAGACTTATGATATATGCAGGTTCCTCTTAATTTCACCGCCCGCGACTACCAAGCAGAGGGTCTAGCGGCCCTCGATGGCGGGGTTAGTTTAGCTGTTTTTTGTTGGGCGCGACGTGCCGGCAAGGACTTTACTTGCTTCTCCTATGCGGTCAAGAAGATGGTAGAAACACCAATAAACGTGGTCATTGTGTGGCCGACCAAGCGGCAGGGATATGACAACTTCTGGACCGCTATCGACAATGACGGGCGGCCGATTCTGGATAGTATCCCGAAATCCCTGATCGCCCAGCGGACAAACAGCCCGACCGATATGCACATCACCCTCAAGAACGGCTCCACGCTTATGCTGCTAGGGGCCTCCGAGCCGGACAGCCTCCGTGGTGCGAACGGCAAAATCTACATCTTCTCTGAGTTCGTCGATATCCCCTATGGTGCGCTTAAGGTTATTCGCCCGATTGTCCGCGCTAACAAGGGTCAGATTATCATTCAATCTACGCCAAAAATTGATGGTATCTCTGGTGGCACGTTCGAGATCATTTATAACAACGCCTTACTCAACTGGTCTAGCGGCAAAAAGACACAGTTCGCTAGTCTGATTACTGCCGACCGCTACCTGACGGCGGCCGAGCTAGAGGAGGCCCGTGAGGAGGCAATCCGCGAAAACGGTAATGATTTCTTCTACCGACAAGAATACATGTGTGACTTCGGCCAGGCGTCCAGTACCAGCTATTACGGTGCGGCTCTCCAATTAGCCAAAGAGCAAGGGCGCATTGGCGAGTTCGCGTACAACCCTGATTTCCCGGCTTACACCGCCTGGGACCTTGGTGGCGGAGCCGACAGCACGGCTATCGTATTCTTCCAGTATTATCAAGGCATGATACATATAATCGACTACCACGAAACACCGGACGTAGGCGATGAGGCAATCATAAAGTTCGTCATGTCAAAACCGTACAACATGGCCTGGCATTTCCTCCCGCACGATGGTAGCGTCCGTGACAGTGACGCCATTGCCCGCATCAATAAAGCCCATGATCTCGGTTTGATTAATTCCAGTCTGCTCCGGCGCGAGAGTAAAGAGGACAGTATCAAACGAGCCATTGAACGCACGATTAAAACCACCTACAACGCCGCGACCACTGTTGATCTACGACGCAAATTGATGATGTATAAGCGTAAGTTCAATCCGCTAACTGGCGATTACCAGGGTCCGCAGCACGACACCAATTCCCATGCGGCCGACGCGGTGCGCTACGTCTATGCTGCTATCGAGCAGGATTTTGACGAAAGAACAGGGGAGTATTCCTACTCCCCTGAACGGGTACAAGCCACTTATGAGGGTGATCTAGTTACTACTCCGCTTGCTTATCGCGGCTAGTTGGGTCGCCCTGATTTGTCTGCTCATCATTCGCATGTTCAACTTCGTGATTTCGCAGACCCTCTTGGCGGGCATCCTCTAAGCGCTCCTCGCTTGATTGTTCTTTGAGAACATGAGCGTCTTTGTTCTCGTCAATAACGACTTCGCCGCGCTTTTCAGCTTGATTGGTTTGGCCGGGCTGTTCAGTAACAGTGGTGGTATTAGTAACGCTTTCATTCGCACCCCTGGTAGGCGTGTTTTTATCAGCACTATTACTCTGGTCAGTGGTTTTCTTGTCGTCTTGTGCCATGATGGAACTCCTTATTATGTTTAACTATTTTACGCTACCATAAAACTAAGCGTTTGCGCTATGGAATAGTCTACTTAGCCTTGGTCGTGGTTGTCGTAGTGGTAGGGGCCTCAGTAGTGGTCGTAGTAGTGACAGGGGCGGTTGACCTTTCTAATGCAGCCGTGCGTTCAGCGTCAGCTTCAAGCTGGAGCCGGCGAATTTCGTCGTTATACTCATCGCTATAATCGGTATCATCAGCAACCGGAGCGGCCTCACGGGTCGTAGTATCGCTAATATATTGCAGGATAGCCTTTTCGTCGATGTCCTCAACGGAAATACGGTAACGGCTGGCGATCTCCTGGAGCCTGGCATAGTCCTGCTTAATCCGTTTCATTTCTACAACAACTGCCGGAGCGAGCCGCCAACCGAAATCTTGGCCTTGAGTGATATTAGGGCTGCGATCAGAGCTGGCCCATAGTGCTGAAATCTGCGGCTCGGTTTCGGCTGTGACCGTTTCCTTGCTGCGGATATTAAAAAATGCAATTGGCATTACTTTGTCTCCTCGGTAACTTCGTACCAGTCATTAGCGAATAAATCAGTTTGTGATGGAACCCAAGGGTTTAGTGTACCGCCAAGCGCCGTAGCGTCGATATAGAGGTAGGGATTACCCATTTTAGAATGTTCATCCGGGTATTGCGCCGCGATGAACAGCCCCTTGCCATTCCAGCCCTTGCGGGCATATTTGCCAGGATGTGATCGGTCAAGCCGGTTCAGTACGTCGCCAAATTCCATTAATGTAAGTTCTCCCATTTCTATGTACTCCCTATGTTATTTATTAACCGCCGAATACGGCCTTTTCCGCATCGTCCCACTCCTTATCTTCGTCGCTACGGGTATCGACCTTGCCGGTTCCACCGTAGATATCTGAACGGTCGGCCCGACGATTCTTTTTCTTCTCCTCCGCTTCGGCGGCAGCCTTTTCATCGGCAGCTTTCTTGTCGGCCTCGGCTTGAGCGGCTGCGGCGGCGCTGGCATTGGCCGCCTGGACAACAGGACCTAGAGCGCGTTCATAAAACTTCTCCAGAGACATTGGTGTCTTGGTGATGACGCCGCTCTTTTCGTCTTTGATAAGCGTATCCTGCCAATCGGCCCATAGCTCATCACGGAGCTGGGTGTTAGCTTTCAGATAGTCCCCATACTTGGCATTGATGCGGTCAGCCTGCTCTTTAATCTCGATTTGGACCTCGGCAATTTGGGTGGCCTGGCGCTCCATATCGGCGCGTTGCTGATTGTGCTTTTGCTGTGCGGACAAGAGCCACATACCGGCTTCCTCCTCTGTAAACGCCTCGCCGGTGCGGGGGTTCTGGAGTTTCATCACATCGTCGATAGAAGTAATCGGGTCGCCGTCAGCGTCCTGGAGGTGTTCGGGCACGTCGGCAAACATCTGTTTGATAACATCGGCGCGGACAGTTTCTACTTGTCGGGCATAGTCGCGAGCTGACTGGCCAACAGACGGCTCACTTGGTGCGGTGGTGGTTTCCTCAGTTGTCGCCGGCGATTCGCCTCCCGCTGCGGTATCATCACCAGCCCCCGGTTCCGCATCTGGTTTTTTTCCGTCTGGATTTTTCGGGTCCGTCGTAGTCGTTTCAGTTGTCGTTTCGGGCTTGGCTGGCTCATCTTTTTTATCCTTATTAGTTGATTTTACACCAGGAAAAAGCTCGTCCTCTACGGCATCCCATTCGGCGTCGTCCTGTTGTTCAGGGGTTAACTCTGGAGCTGGTGGTGTTGCGGCTGGCGCTGGTGCTGGTGCTGGTGCAGGAGCGGGCGCTGGTGCGTCGCCTGCGCCGGGCGCGGGTGTGGATAAAGGTGCTGTTGCTGCTGGTTCTGCCATGAAGATTACCTCTGTTTATACTTTTGATCTATGAGCTTGATGGCGTTATCCACAGCCTCTAAAGCTGGGGATAAAATGTCATAAGCCATTTGTTTCGCTTCTACTTGCCGCAGAAGATTCCCTGCGGCGGCAAAAGTGTCACCCTCTTTGAGAATATCGAACGCATTAAAATCTTTATATAACCCATTCATACTATCCGTGAGTAGTTTGCTAACAATCTGGAGCGTGTCATAGTTGGCCTCGTTGGTGCTAGATACGGGGGTAGGCGTAGTAACCGCCGTCATTGGCGTTCGATATGGTAAGTCGTCCTGTTCCCTCACTGGCATAATGTTTATGATTGTAGCACGGCCGTATCACAAATGCAAAATAAAGTGTATTATAGTAGACAATCATTGTCACACAGGAGCAAATTATAGACATGAACCCAGACGAGCTAGTTTGGCGTATTCAAGAAGCCGAAGCAGGATTACAAATTTTAGAGCGCCATCCCAGCGAGGACCCCTGCCAGTTATTAAGGCTTCGCATCGCATTTCTCAAAGACGAATTGGCCGCCGAAATTCTCAATCCTACATTGGAGCAGGCAAGGCGGCGGCGTCCGGCGCAATAGCTCCAGTCGCAGCCGGGAGGCCCATCGATACTGGAGCAGCCCCCATCGGCTTAACGAGTGGCGCTTTATCTTGTAATAACAGATTCGTAATTTCGGTAACTTTTTGTGCTGCCTCTGGGTTATCCTTGGCGTTTTGGGCCAATACAACCAACATATCCTGGAGATCGCCACGCTTGGCGTCCTCTAGTTCGTCCTTGCTGACACTAACAGAAATCTCAACCGACCATTCTTTAATGGCCTCATAGAATGTGTCCCAATTCATTTCAATTTCGTTGTCCTCGCCGATGTAACCAGGTTCAATCTGGTTAATAGCGTCTTTGGTATCATCATCAACGATAATGCGGTCAACACCCTCCTGTTCAGCGAACAGGGTATCGAGTGCAACTAGGGCGTATTGGCGTAAGAAGTTTTCCAAGATTTTCGTAATCTGGTTACTGGCGCTATCCTCGAACTGTTGCGCCCGTTTTTCGCCCGGAGCAGTCTTGCCAAAACCGGATTTGCCAGATGCGCTGATTGAGGCGGTTTTGCCACCCATGATGTTTTGTATCTGGACTGCGAACTGCTGGGCCATCTGCGGGAAAAATTGCAGCGAGCCATTGTCGAGGTTTTGGAGCTTGGCCTCGGCGTTCGGGTCATTGGTTTCCCATACGACGCCCTGCTTGAGCTGTACGGGTGTTGTAAACCGACCTTTTTTAAAGATAGGTGGTTTGCTATTCAAAAGCAGCATAGCGGCAATTTGACCATAATAAATGTTCATTAAGTTCATGTTCGGGCTGGCCAGGCGGACGCGGCTTATACCGAACGGTGTCATTGGCGCTGGGTCGATGACCAAATACATAACGCGGGGATAGCCCCACTTACTGCGACTTTCCATGACCCGAAGCGGAGCCTCCTGCATTTCCGGGCAGAATGTAATGATCGGTTCGTCGGGGTCACCGACGGGGTAGCGGGTCACAAACTCATAAGTCGGAGCTGATGCCTCGCCCGCGTTGTTAGCACGGTGCGTGGAGGCGAACTGCGAATAATCTTTTGGCTTGGCAACACCGCTGTTCAACAGCTCGCGGAGGGCGGGCGGATTCCAGTCGGTGTCGGGATTACTCTCGGCTTTACGGAGGATACGGCGAACGCGGGAGGGTGTCAGATTGGCAACCACATAATCATAACCAGTTTCGTTATGGTCCTGGATGCCGGGTTCAGGCGCGGTATCAACATAATGGAGGATACGCATTGTCGTACCGAAGTCCTGATACATACTGCCGGTAGCGACCATAAACGCGGCATACCCCTGGGTCAGCGCTTGCTCGGCTCCAATCTGGAGTGTTGATAATAGGCCCTTGCCGAATGTGTCCTCGTTAAAAACAAACTTTTTGAGCAAATAGGTACAGATGAGCGCCGGGATACGGTACTTGGAGCCATTAACGATAGCGGCGAACACTGGCAACTGCTGGAGGCTGTCGCGCGGAATAGAACGCACCAAGCCGGCGAGTGTAGTATCGCCCACGAACGGTGCGTCGGGGTCCATGCCTATCGGCATACCATCAGCGAGCTGCTGTAGCTGTGGAAAGTCTTTAGTGTACTGTTCGACATATGACCGAGAGAGCCGGAACTCGTCGAGCATAGCGCCCATGTCAATCCGATGTCGATTCTCGATTCTTGGTGTGCCCCCGCTGGCTAGTGCAATTGCTGATTGATTATTCATTTATCCCTCTTATGCTCTATTCTACTGTAAGTCCGGTCTGACGCCTAGATTTATACCCTCAAAGCTAATAGCGCGGACTTTATAGTTGTTATATCCTACAGGCGTTTCATAGAACCATTGAGCCTCATTCATTATGTCATCCACTCGGACAGGCTTGCGGATATCTATGGCTGTCAAAAGGCCCGTTTGGTCGTCAATGGTAGCGCTCTCAGCTAGTGTCGGCGTATCGTTACTATATCCCCATTCGGTATCACCATAACCACCGCTAGATGACGGCGTGAAAGACGGCCCAATAATTTTACGGGTTTTAGTTTTGAGTTTGCCATTCTGGTTGCGGTAGCGGACACCGATAGTCATTTCACCAACTAGACCGATAATATAAAACATCGTCTGGACATCAGCCTGCCAGGTATTGTGGGCCTCTCCGCCCATGCCGACAAGAGGACCGCTCGCACCAGTAGAGAACGGAACGCTCGCACCGTCGATAGTATCATAGGTAGAGTCAGCAGTTTGAAGCTTGAACGTCTGGTTGCCTCGGCTGATATATACGAAAGCCGGGTCATCCTGTGGGCTGATGACGCCAATCCAGTCAGCCTTAATATCCATCGTAAGCCATGCCCCGTCACCATTTACGCCCTTAACATTGGTGTCGAGTATTAAAATTTGCTGCGGCGTATCAAAGCCGGCGTTCGGAACGAGCCACATGTATTTATTATTCCAACCAGCGCCAACGATGGCGGGCATAGCCGAGTTCTTAATAGAGCGGATAAGGTCGTCAATAGGCGACGAGATCGGCTTGGTATCCAGGACGTTCGGAGTCGTCGGCTTACTCTCCATGCTCATCACTCCATCGGTCGAGAAGAACATCAGCTTGCCGTTATAGTTGATAGCGGAGTTCGGTGCGGCAACACCGGCTGCGCCATAGTGCTGCTCGGTGACACCCCAAACAGTAAAGGTCTGATCGCCGTAATTAATGGTTTGCTGTTGGAGAACCGCCTGTTTGGATAGGCCCTCAGTATTCGAGAATAACACCGTTAGCGCAGGGTTTCCCTGGCCGGTGCGGAAACCAACGATACTGGTTGGGTAGTAGTTCGTACCCTTTTCAGGCTCGGCCCGGTAGCCACCGTCGGAAGCGCTGAAAGATTTAGCATTTGGACCACCAGCTCCAATCCAGATGTTGTAAAAATTATCTTCATCACCAAACAGAACTGGCCGGCCGTCGGTAATAACGCCGTGGCTAACACGGGGGCCGTCAGTAGAATTAGTAGTCGGAGCCACAGAGGAAAGGTTGATTGACAGTGTACCGTCATCAATAAACTCAGTTGTCGCAAGATCGAGTTTAACGGCTAATTGGAGCATATCAGACGGCTGGATAGCGCCGGCGGTAGCTGCCACGGCAATATGGAGCGTCCAGTAGCGAGCGCCTGTCGGGACAGTCCCAGGGCGGGTAATCTTAATAGAACCCTTGGATGTTTGGGTGGCCCAGAGATCGCGGGTATTGTTAATAGTAGTATCGAGAATTGGTGATAACTCAGTCGAGCCAACAGCTCCATCATAAGAATAAGCGTAATAAATGTGGTGTGCGCCGGCAGCAAGGTTCGTCAGCGCAAACGTCGGAGCCAGAGTCGGATTGGCAACCAGAGCATATTTAACCGCAGGGAAACCAGCGACTCTCAGATCGACATAGGCCAGTTTGTCACCGTTCTTGCCGTTCAATATCATTACACTGTCATCGACACGGATAAGCTTCGGAAAGCCGCCATTTAGTGTCGTAAAGGTGTTATCGCCCGTACAATCAACCCAGGCGGCGTCGCCCTCCTGACAATATTTAACCTTGCCATCATCGAGCGTAAAGAAATAAATCTCACCATCCCACAACACCGGAAACTTCTGATAACTCGTTTCGACGGTATCCGGCAGGAATGGAGTTTGACGGCGACGCGGGATGAGGAACCCGTATAGATCGAGTTCAGCATCTTTGCTGTTAATAAAACAATTCTCCGGGGCTATCTGTGCGCCCTGCAAGAACAACCCGCCGCCGAAGTTTTTAATATCCCGCGAGCTGATCTCTTTTTCCGGGACTTTGACTGGCTTGTATGCCATCGCTAAACGCCCCCGATACCGCTAAAGCTCTGACGAACGGCCGCGATAGACTGGCTAGTCGCATTACTACGAGTGATAGCACCAGAGAGTAAATCCTGATATTTCTGGACATAGCTGGGCGAGAGGCCGCCCTGGACGACATCTGGTAGCGTCATGTTCTTTGCAACACCGAGAATGAGCAACTGCTTTGGCCGAACGGTGGTTAGCAGCTTGACGTTGGTTTTCGACAGGCGTGGTAATTTTGTCGAAACATCGCCAATGATTATACCCCCAGCCTCGGTGTCGCGGAAAACACGACTAAATACTAAACTTGTCCCGACAACGGCACACATATCCTCTGTTACGCGGTCGGTTCGGCTTGAAATGTCTTTAGGATGGACGACCGCCCAATTCGACACGGTAATGCCGTCATGCTGAACCTGGACATAACGGTTTTCATCAGTAATCAGATGATCTATAGCAGCCGGCAGACCGACGCTGGCAGCGGCCTCTTGAGCGGTTCCCAGAGTATAGCCGGCAACACGGGTAAACCACCAATCAACCAGCTCCCCGTCGGGGCCGGTCGTATTTTCCAGCTCATCGACAAGCATATTGGTCCAATCGACTACGCGGTCAATATATTCTTGGCCGTCAGAATCCTCAATATCATCGAGATAACGGTTTTTAACAGTCAGGTATATGCTTTGTGCGAAAGCCTCTAGTTGTTTGTCTGGACTCATAGCTTTATTGTACCCTCTTATGCTTTAGAAACGGTAATCTTTCGTTTCTTGATTAAATCGCTCGACTTTATCTGCTGGATTTTCGGGATTTGTGCGCTCTGGAGTTTCTGGGGGCGCAGATCGGACAGGTCCACTCTCTTGAGGTCGGGGACGCCGCTAACGGTATTCGACTGGATTTTACGAAGCGCGGCGTCGGCAGCCTTGTCAGCGGCAGATTTGCGACCACCGCCACCGCTACCAGATTTAGTAGTCTTGGCGTAATACTTGGGCTTAGTTTTGTCACTACTGCGACGGGAGACGCCTTTATCGGTCATGGCGGCGTCGAGATCAAACAGTGTTTCGTACAGATCAGGGTCGTGGTCATCGCTGTCCGGGTCGCCCAATGCTCTCCACTCCTCCAAGGAGATATCTTTATATTTTTTAACGGTTTCATATTTAGTTTTCTGCTCCTTGTAAATTTCACCACGCGTAATCTGTTCGTCATAGGCGGCGAGGGTTTCTTTGCGGGTAGTCGGCTCGGCCTCCAGGATTGACTTTTTGGCCCTTAAAACAGCAAGATTTGTGTCATGGTCGCCATCTTCAAGATATCGGGTGTCCTCGGTTTCAGTGACGCCTTTAGTGAGGCCCGACTGCAATTTCTTCATGTCGTCGGGACTGACCTCGCCACCGCTTTTAGCTTTATCGAAAATCTCCTTAGTGTCGTCATCAAGTATATTGCGGAGTTTATCCTTGAACACGCCCGTTTCCTTAAGTTTGGAGGCTTGGTCTGCCCCCTCTTGCTTGATTTCAGCGGTTCTCTCGACTCCCTCTTTTTGCGACGTACTCATAGCACCAAACAACCGAGGTATCGCACCGGGGTTTTTAACGGGTTTACCGGCAACAGTCTTGTCGGGCAAATCATTTGCCAGGCCGGGGATACCATCTTGGATTTTAGCTAAGAACTGTGCCATTGCGTCACCCTGCGTAGTGTCATTGGCGTTCGGGTCGAACATCTTGGCAACTTGGTTGAGTAACGAGCCGAGAGGTGTTACAGACCGAGCAAGACTAGAGGCAGTCTGAACAGCCGGCTTGGTGACATCCCGGCCGCGCTCGAAATCGACTGCCATATCCAGCGTCCGCTGGAGGCTATCAATAGGCATGGAATTAACGATAGTTTCGGCGGTATCTCTTAAGAAATCATCAGTAATCGCCTTGCCCTCACGGACATTCTGGGCGGCGTTGGCTCCGATCATAAATGGTAGCGCAAATACGCCCAAGGCAGCCGGCAAGCTATAGTAATCGTCGCCTATCCTGATTGAGTTTTCAGTAATACCCTCCCGCTTCCAGCGCTCCTGCTCGGCCTTTTCGGTCGGGTAGCCGCCGTTAATTAGACCGGCCGAGCCAAGTCCAGCTCCCACAGAATACATAACCGCGCCGGAGCCAGCCTCTTTAACGGCATTTTTGATATGCCGGGCAGTAAGCTCCTTTGGTCCTTTCGTGACTACATTCTTAACGGCTTGGATGGTCGATATGCCACCAAGCGATGTCCGTTTTGTGCCTTGAATTAAACTGCGCGTAATAACGGTCGGGAACCCTAGCGTCACACGGGTAACAGCTTTAGCAGCGACTTTCATGGCCGTACTATTCCCTGTCGCCGTAGCTATCATGTCAGCGATCTGGGTTTCGATTTTACCTCCGGTCGGACCATGCACGATTGAGGACATGGCGTTATTGGCAAGTGCCTGGTTCATGTAGTCATAAGCTATGTCATCGGGGTCGGTAAGAGAGTTGACCATAGCGCGGCGGTTAAGCTCATCGCCTTTGTAACCCTCCCCTTTAAGTTTGATTTTGTAATGGTCAAACACGCCAGAGTAAGCCGCAGCGTAGGTGTTGCGGTCGCCGACGGTGTTTCCAGTCGTCGTAAAGTTCTTAATAGATTTAACCAATTTGTTGCCTTGTGCGCCTTGACGGAGCGCCGCGTCAGATTTCCAGTGGCGAGTACCGAGTTCCGCACCTAGCTTGGCTCCCTTATGCGAACCGCCGCCGATGTTCGTGCCAGTAAGCTTTCGTGCGATTGCCGCACCAGCCTTGCCAAACATAGCTTCCTCTCCCCGAACACCCAGCGTGTTCAGGAAGTTGTTTATCATTACGCGGGTGCTAGAGAGCATAGAGCTGTCTACCCAATCCATCGTGTAAACACCAGCGTCACGCTCTAATTTGCTAACAAGAGTTTTGGCGGTTGGATTTTTAGATTTGCCAACAATCTTGGCGGCAGTCTTATATTCCTCGAACTTAGCGGCGCGGTCGGCCTCATCAACTTTTTTAAATGCGTCGGCCACGCGATCAGCGTTTGCTGCTGTCGGGTTTGAATTGAACGCCTCAACAGCGGCATTTTGATTATCGCGGGCCTTAACAAATGCCTCATTTCGGGCAATAACCTTATCAAAATCGGAATCGCTGATAGCGATAGTCTCATCGGTACTACGGTAGAGCTTGTTGACAAAATTATCAGTTAGCCGGTTGGCGTCAGCCGTCTTGCGGAGGGTACGTTCGATAGTGCCGAGCGTCTGAGCCGCCTCAGTGTGATATTTGTTAATGAGATCACCAAGCTTGCGATGCTCTAGTGAACCGGGTTTGTGGCGGGCCTGGAGAGCAACAGCGGTGTCACGGTCCTTGCCGACCATACCATCAGCACCCTCGACCTTTTTAACAAAATCATCATAAGAAGTATTGGCGGCCTCATCGGAGCCACGCTTACGAGTAGCTTCTACACTAGTCTTTTCATATTCCTGGCCTTTGGCATATTTGCCCTGCGACTTACCGATCTCGCCAGACTTGGCGGGAGCTGTAATCTTTGCAGGCACAAGGTATTTTTGTGGAGTTTTCGCTAATGGCTTGTCGGCTATCGACTTGGCAGGCGCAACCTCATTTGTAGTGGCTGGATTATCGGTAACTTTAACCATACTAGGTTTTTCTACCTTTGTTAGAGGTCCACTAAATGACGCCGGAACATAAGGATTTTTCTCTGCGCCCGGAACAACTGTCACCTCTTTAACTTGGCCGACTTCTCCCCTCGGAGTATTAGTAGGCTCCGCGCCAACTTGTGCAACAGGGGTCGGCAGTTCGGCAGTATCAGGTATAACAGGGGTGGCTGGAACAGGCTCGGCTCCCGCTTCTAATGGACGAGGTGCGGGAGCGTCGGAGACAGGACCAAACGGTTCGTCACGGCGGATGCGAGTGGCGGCCGTTTGCAAAGCTTCCAATACGTCAGTCTGGTCATCAGCGCCGGTAATTTGGTTAACGGCACGGTTCAGCGCGTTGCCATCAACTCCGGGGACAAGACGCTCGACAATGGCTCGAACCCGGCCCTTGTCTTGGGTGCGGGATAGTGCGGCGGCGGCAAGTGACAGCGGGTTATTCGAGCCGGTCTGGAGGTATGCCTCCTGGACAACTTCGGCAAAATCAGGGTCACGGGTAAAAGCGGTAGCGTTATTGCGTAAACCATCAATAATGACCTCTGGATTTTGGTCGAGTTCAATCCCCCGGCGCTGATAGGCTGGAGCGTCGAGCGGGTCAAAGGGCTGGCGTTGGGCAGCAATAGCGGCATCGTCGGCGGCAGTCTGGGCGGCAACCATAGCAGGACGGGCCTGATATGCAGGCGTACCCAAATCTTCGGGCGGCCGAGTAACGATGCCGGGCTGTTGCTCTGGAAGCGGCCGAATAGGAACTTGGCCGGGGACTGGCTCGGCAGGCGGGGTAACTTTACGCAGACTACCGGCAGCAGGACTCTCGGCCCGCATAGTTTCAAGAGCGGCCTGTTGTCTCAGTACGGGGTCCATCTGTGGGGCTGGCGGTAAGGCAGCTACTTCGGCGTCGATCTGCGCCGCTGCGTCAGCCTCGCGGGTCGGATTAACCGATTTCACTCCAGGAGCCGTGTTAATTGGCACTTCATCCGCTACACCGGCGACTTTGCTCATCCTCCCTGCTTTGGCTGCTTTTGTGACTTTAAGCAACTTCGCGGCTCCGTCAATAGGGATAATATTGGCTGACGCTTTGGCAATAGTCTTGCCTGGCCCGGTGTTCCAATCGGCAACCTCTAGGGCCTTTTTGTCAGTAGCAAGTTCCATTTTCTTGAGAGGTTCGGTAACTGGTTTAACAAAATTGCTGTAGTTATCTGACCATTGCTCTAAATTGCCCTGTGTCTTGGCGGCATTATTCTCAGCGACCTTGTTCTTGGTTACTTTAGCCGCACCAAT